TCGCCATACATCTGTTCTACTAGTGATGTTGTTGGAACAAGTATTAGAACCTTTTTATCATCTAGTAGTAATGTGTACCAGACAGATAAAAGATAGATTATTAAAGACTTACCCGAAGCAGTAGGACTGACAAGAAGAGAACGGTGTGTTCCAATAGCGTGCTGAATGGCATCAAATTGATAGTCACGAACTTGTATATCCAATCCTCTCGATCTTGGTCTAACTCTTTGAATAAATTTTCGTATATCATCGGGTTTGGTTGTGGCTCCATCCTTAACTCCTTCTCCATAAGTTGGTTCTATTTCATTTCGTTTTGCAAACTCTTCAATATATGACAGCAAACCAACATATATTTCACCTGTCATTATAGAGAATAGTCTTATCTTTCCATCCCACATACGACTTCTGTATTGGGGCATAAACTTAGCGCCAGGAACTTCAAATGTAAAAAAGTCTGATAACTCCCTTGCAACGCCTTGGTCTACTTTTATGTGTAAATATACTTCATTGATTTTAGTGATATGCACTAGATTGACCCATCCATAAATCTTTTCCAATCAATAGCGTTCTTAATTTGAAATCCACGATTGTTTATCATTCGACACAACTTGTCTGTGTAATCCACAATTGCTTTGTGGTACTCAACTTTGTGAGAAGATTCAATTATCTCCTCATCAGAATCAAGGTACAGTTGAATATCTTGTTTTAATATTTTTAATTCAAAGGGTTTGTCTCTATACACTTGGGGTTCAGATTTCCCACCATAATATTCCCACTTCTTTCTAAGTAAGATTCTATGGTTAGATTCTGCTTGTTTTAACAACAAACTCCATCTTATATTAAGTTGAAGATATTTGCCGTAAAGTTCTGGTGTTTTGAGAGATTCGATATCCAGAATGGTATCGTCTATTTTGAGGTCTTTTTCTGCTTGTAATTGTAACTCTTGTAAGTCCATAATATATCCTTGTTAATTCAAATAGTGTGAGGGTACTACTCTTGCATTTCTTATATTGGATTATGACAATCCGAAAAATACTTTTTGGTCAAGGTGTGACCCTCACACAGTACTATTTATACTGAAAAGATTTCGTATAATTGATAACTGAACGTACAAGTTGCAGTTAAATATGTTATATCTGTTTCCTGTTGATTGTATGCTAATCCACTTAGTGCTACAGGGAACAAGTCAGCGAACCTCACTTCAACCACAGGGTTATTTTTACTAGTCATTATTGTTAATATTGCATCACCGAACATTGCATTATTTGGTGTAGCGATGCCTGGTTTTGTTGCCTCACCTTTATCACCAGAAGGTGTTGGGAAGGTATCTGATGCAGCTGTTCTGAAAGATGAGAACTGTGTTCTTGATTTGGGGAATCCTATTCCGACTAACCATTGATGTAGTTCTTTATAGTTGTTGAGTTGTTCATCAACTAAGAAAGTAATTTCAAGGTTATCAAAGGTAAGGTCATCACCTTGAATTGGGATTGCTTTGAATGGAGTTGGGAATATAGCGTCACCTAGCGTTACGCCAGGCACGTTAGCAGCAAACGTAAAAAACTCTACGGTTGGTAACTTGTTAATAGTGAACTTAAACTTTGTAGGGTCTGCGTAGTCTAGTTCAGTTGGTTGTCTGTTAAGTGCATTAATCTCTGTCATGCATATATTTATAAGACAAAAAAAAGGGAGTTCCGAAGAACCCCCTTTTCAAATTGGTATAACCAACTATTACATAAGGTTAGTAACTCTAACTCTTCTGTAGTAAGTGTTGTCATTAGTACCCAAAGTATTGTCAGTAGCATCAGCAGTTGCGAATGGGTTCTGAGCAAGACCGTAACGAGTCTTAAATCCAATTTTTGGTTGGAAAGTGTTTTCACCAACTGCACGAACCATTTGTAATGGAACATACGGACAGTAGAATACACCAGCATCGTAAGGTGAAGTACCTTTATATCCAACAACGTAGAACTGATCTGCGTTCACGTTTGCTGAGTATGGGTCGATGTACACTTTATATCTTCCGTTCATAACACCAGCGAAAGTAGAAGAAGAATCGTCTACGTTCAAGTTGTTGTTAAGAGCAGGAGTGTAATCAAGAACACCAGCCATTTGAAGTGCAGAAGCAACGTCAGCAGAACAGATAATCATGTTACCTTTTCCTCTACGAGTTTCTTGACCAATAGCGTTAGCATCTCTCTCGATTTGGAACATCAAGCCTTTGAACTTCTCAACTGACCAACGACCATTTGAGTCGGTGTCCATGTCGAAAGTACCAGCAGCAGTTGTGTTAACTTGTGCGCCTGGTTTAGCAGCAATGTAAATTGAACGAACAACTTCTCTATTGATTTCAGCAAGGATTTCAGTAGAAAGGATGTTTGACAATTCTGTTTCTGCGTCAAGACCGTGAATTGCTTTAAGGTCTTGTGCAAGTTCCATTGTGTATTCTGCTTTAAGAGCTCTTGATTTTGCAGTCACAGTTGACTTCTCAATTGAGAAAGCCATTTCAGCGAATGAGTTAGCAGATGCGTCACCCAATGCTTCTGCTTGTGCAGTAGTCATTCCAGTACCACCAGATGTGTAAGTTCCACCATCGTTAAGTACTTCTGGATTAGATCCAGTCATTGCAGAACTAGTTAAGTCACCAGCAGCATCATCGTTAGATATACCAGCATTTGGTTCGTTAAATAGTGCTTCTGTACCACCGGCTGTACCAAAGCGTGACTTCATTGCAAAGATAAGTCCAGTTGGGCCAGTCATTGGCTGAACTGCACAGATATCATATGCGATAAGGTTTGGCATGGCACGCCTTACTAGTGAAATTAGAATTGGATCCCAATTTCCTGTACCGGCTACGTTGTTAGCAGGTGCTGCTTCATTTAAGAAGGCAGCGTCTTCTCTTAGTGCTTTTTCTTGGTTTTCCAAGATGACAGAAGTGACGGCTCGCTTATAAGAATCCTTGATCTCTGGAAGATCTGGGTGTTCTAGGACTGGCTGCCACTTTTCCTGTAAGTTTTCTGATTTGAACATTTTAGTTCTCTCCTATGTTATTACTTATATTTATCATTATTTAGATTTTAAGAGGGGCAACTTTTCCGCCTCATATGGTTTAGACTGTTTGATAGCGGACATATATGCAGCCATTGCTCCACTAACGTCAACTTCATCCATACCACCCTCTGACTCTTCAGTCAAAGATTGAGATGGAGTCGATTTTGGAAAATAGTTTTCCTTTAGAGTATCAAGTTTATTTTTGAACGACTGTTCATCTGTAAACTCAACATCTTCCACTAAAGAATTAAACTTCTCTGATTCGGTATCAGCGAGGTCAAACGCAACAGCAGAAATCACGGATTCACGAACAAGTGCGTTGTTCTTACTATTAATATCAGTCATTTTATCAATAGTTTCGTTCAACTTACTTTCTAGTTCATCAATCTTTGATGCTTGTGCTTCTAGAACGTCATACTTCTCATCTGGAACATCAATGTAATGTTCTTCAAAGAGTGCTTTCATTCCAGAAATGAAGTCCTCAGCGATCTCACCTTTTAAACCACGTTCAATAGCAAGTTCGTTTTCGGTCATCCATTCTTTAACAACATAGTCGAGATATGTGTTAACTTTTTCAGTCAACTCATCTTTAAATGACTCAACTTCTTCAGCAACTTCTTGTACCTTTGCAGATTCAATACGTTCAACTTCTGAACGGATTTTACTCTTAACAGCGGCTTCAAAAATTGTAGATGCTTTTGTAGTAAACTCTTCTGAAAGATCTTCATCTTTAACAAGAGCAGCAACATCTGCTTGAACATCAATCTCTGAGATACGAGCATCCAAAGTTGATTCTTCAACTTCTTCTTTCGCAACTTTTTTCTCTGTGTGATAACTGTTCTTCATNANTGAAGCGCATAGTTCTTTTGCTTCATCAGCAGACATCTTTTTCATTGCACTCATTATAGTTTCCATAGCAGCGGCCTTAGTCTTTGGCATTTCCATTTCTACTACATCTTCTTCAGACTCATCATCTTCTTCCTTATCGGAATCGTCAGACTCGTCCTCGTCTTCTTCTTTTAACTTTTGGGGTGCTTGGTCAGCAGGCTTTCCCTTGATTGTGGTGTCTTTCTTAACTTTCTTAGCAGCGTCTGGCCCAGATTTCTCATCACCTTTAACTACTGGAGCGCCAAGATCTTCAACATCACCCTCAACGACTTTTGCCTTTTCAGCAACTACTTCTTTAGACTGTTCGTCCAAATCAGCAAGTACTTCATTTTCCAAGTCCTCAATTGTCTTGTCTAGTTCTGACATTTGGGTTTTCTCCTAATGTTTAAATTATCTCTATTGTTATATATTTATAATACTTTAAATTTACAACGATTTGAGAAACTTTGCGAAGGCCAATGCTTGGTAATTCGCAGTTTTTGAACGAATATTTCGTTCAATTCCTTCTTTGATATCCGCCACTTCTACCTCTTTCAGTAGACCATTATCCCAAATCCATTCTTTCCCCTCCATAATACCTTCAACGAAGGCCTGTGGAGCAGATGGATCTGCGACAATATCAGCAGCAGTTGCCAAATAGAAATCCTTTCCAACATAGTTTGCACCGTTCTTTTGTTGCAAACTACCCATGCCCCTTGAGGACACAGCGAGTTTCCCACCATCATCCATAATATTACTAACGATTTTCCCCATCGGAGTAGACATGATCTTTGCCTCACCAATGAAGTTTTTACCGTCTGGGTACATATCCGTAATCATGTGTGACACTCTTTCCAGATTGACCGTTGGGCCTTCTGGATGTCCAAGTTCACCGTATGCACGATTAGGTTTGATAAATTCTTCAGTATATCTTTTGACTTCCTTTTCAAGAACTTCAAACGGATATACTCTACCATTTCTGTTTTTGATATCTCCCTGTAGGAAGATACCTTTAATTTTATAACTTTTGTCTTTTCCGTTTTCAGCAGCCTCTGTGATATATTCTACGTCAGCAACCTGTTCTGATATGAGTTTCATATTCATTCCCCTTATGCTGTACCTGTATTAGCAAATCCAGAAACTTTTCTGAGTTTCAGAATAATAAATCCAGCACTTGCACTGCCGTTTAAGATATTAACGTCACCATTAACACCTGTTCCACCGTTATTTGGTATTGTTGGTAATGATTGACTACCACAATTCCATGAACCACTTCCGTTTAACGACAAAGCGACAACATCAGTAGTTGCATTAAACAAAACATCCGTTTGTGAACCTACTGACCACTGACAAGCAACAATACTTAATCTTGGGTTTGTAGCAGCACCTTCTAATTCGGAAGCATCTACAACTGCTGTGGCAGAGTTTGTTCCAGATGTAGTAATCTTAACAACGTGTTCGTAACTACTGTCTTTTAATGTTTGCAAGACCAAAGCCATAATTCTCTCCTATATACCTAGCATTTCATTTTCAAAGTACCCCATAAGGTCTTTTTCTTTGACTTTGAACTTCTTTGAAGCTAGTTTAATTGTTTTTTCAAAAGTATTTAGGAAGTCTTGTGGCTTAGCGTCCATGATACGAAAGATCTCGTCTACTGCATCTTTCAACTTAGGCGAAAGTGCTTTGTAAATCTTAGTCTTTTTATGTTCATCCTTTTCTTGGATGGGCATCACGATTTCACTAAACTTCTTCATCTTCTCCACTTACCTCTGGGATATGTTGAGTTACCATAGTTCCGGCAACTTCTTTTCTTTTTAGTTCAAGACTATCTCCAACTTTTGCAGATAAAGCATTCTTGAATTCGTTTTCGGCAGCAAGGTTATCACCTTGTGCAATTGCATTAATCATTTCTTTACTCATATTTATTCTCCATTACATTTTTCACATTCACAGTTTTCACAAACTATACCACCATCTGAACATTTTAAACAAATTTCATCACAGTGGGGTTCGCAACCACATAGTTCGCAAGTACTAGAATTCGTCATTTTCTTCTTCTCCACCGCCCTCTGAAGCCATTTCGTTATTTATTTCTTCAATTTCTTCTTCAGTCTGTCTAAGTACATTTTTCTGTACCCATGCTTTTGAGAAGAACTGTCCAACAAATGGTTCTAATTGACCTAGCATATCAATTCTTTCTCTAAGGATTTCTGCATCACGCAATTCTGCAAAATGTCCATCCTGTAGATAATCATATTGGATATGTTCTTTTAGTTTATCCCACTCTTCTTCTGCAATAACACCAGTAAGAATTAATTGTGTTTTGAGAACATCATGGAATAGCACTGAGAATTTCTTACGAAGTCTCTGTACAAATTTAGTAAACTTCAGTTCGTCTCTTGTAATTTCTGTAGAACGACCTATAGAAAAGTTCTGTTCTGCTTCCATTCTTGAAATAGGAACATTAAGAGAACGATATAGTTTTCTTTGGAAGTAAATAATATCATCAATCTCACCAAGGTTTGAACCGCCCGGCAAAGTTGTAATCTCTGTTCCACGACCACCTTCTCTACGAGGTAACCAGAAGTCTTCCAACATTGACATATGATTTCTGTCATCTCTGATTTCACCAGTAGATGCATCATATACCAGTTTGTTACGATAACGATTCATTACATCTTTTAGATATTGTTCTGCTTTAATCTTTGGTAGATTACCAACATCAATATAAAAGATACGTCTTTCTGGAGCCCTTGAGATACGATAGATAACTACTGCATCCTCAATCATACGAAGTTGATTTACAGGTTTAATTGCTTTGTGTAGAAACGACAAAACAGTACCTTTGTTTTGGTCAACCAAACCAGAAGGACAATACGCAATTGAATCATTAGTTATTTTTAAACCAGTTTGACCGCCTGTTCCAATACCCTTTTCTTGGTAAACGTAATAGTCTTCCATTTTTTGGTCAACTGGTACACCTGTTGTTGGGTCTGTTCTACCTTTGGAAACTTCACGCACCTTACGGATTTTGCGTGGGTCAATATACCTTAATTCGGTAATACCCTTTCTAGGGTCTTTCTTATCAATTACTTTATGATAGTAAACTCTACCATCAACATACCATCTTCTAAAGATGTCATGTCCTTTTTCATTAAATGATAAGAGTTGAAGAACTCTATCGAACTCTTCTTGTATTCTTTTCTTTACTTTTGGGGAAACATCCATTCTGTCTAAACGAACAGCAACTGGTGCATCATATTCATTAGATGCAATTCCCTCACTAACAATATCTTCAATTGCAGAATCCGCTTCGGGTTGAACTGCAATGTCACGATATCTTCTAATTAAATCACTTTCACTTCTTTCTCTACCTTCAAGATCAATAGTAGAACTATAGAAGCCGCCACCGGCGACCTCTATTGTTCCGTCATCAACAGAAGGGAGAGTGAATGTATCTCCCCCTTCTTTTGCTCTTGAGATTTTGAAACCAAATAACTCAGCCATAATAACTCCTAATTTTATCTACTACTATTTAGTAGGTTTCTAGAAGTTAACTGCTGAGGCTTCAAAGTGGTGATATCTCCAAGTTACTCCGAACTCTTCAATCGCACTTGCTGTTTCGTAACTCAATTCGATAGCAGCAGTTGCAGTAGGCCAACATCCACGAAGGATATATGACTTCAGAACTGTGTCATCTCTATCAAGTTGTTCAACAACTAGGTCTGCTTGATAATCACCTACTGAAACAAGTCCAGTATTGGTTGCTGTATCGTTGATGGCATTCATCCATCTTTCAATAGCATTTCTTACCATGAAGTCAGTATCATTGATAACTGTAGTTTCCCAAGTTTCAAATTCTCTGTCTCCAGCGATGTACAAGTTTCTACCCCTAAACGGAATAGCGACTTCTGTTATCGTTTGCCCTGGCAAAGCAGCAGCCTTGATTAAGAAGGAAGCCCTTCTTGAATCTAGACCAGTAGCAATTGCGCCTGGCGTGTTAAATGTAACTCTGAACTGGTTAGCTCTAGCACCACCACCTGTAAGTTGTGCTTTAAATTCATCAATAGTTGCCATCTAATTATCCCCCTATCTCTGAAAACGCTACCCCTGTTCTCACAGCGATAAAGTTAAGTTGAATAAAGTTAATTGAACGAGCTGGTTTGATGTAGATATCTGCAACAAACTCATTTCTATCAATAACTTCCCCTGTATTATTAGTTCCATCAGCGACTACTGAGAAATCTGTAATACCTCTACGTCCTTGAATATCTCTCAAGAAAGGTTCTACTAAGTTCCTAAATTGTGCCTGTGTGAATGCATCGTTGAATTCAAACAGTTGATATTTAGCAGCAGTAGCAATTGCCTTTTCAAGAAGAATAAACAATCTACGAACATTAATACGGTCAAATGCACTTGGTTTTGTTAAACCAGTTTTGTCACCGAAGAGTACTGTTCCTTGGCCTGGGAATGTAACCACTGGGTTAATTCTAGCAGGATAAAGTTCATCTCTTTGAGACTTAGTTGGGTTAAACGCAAGTTTGACTGCACCTCTGATTTGTCCTCTGTTATAACCGCCAGGCGAGAAGAATGGATCTGCAACTGTATCTGTGTGAGCACACAATCCAGCAATATCTCCGTTCAACGGTACATAGCGATAAACATCGTTATACTTGTCGTACATATACTTATAACCACTATCAAATACTGCATAAGAAGAACTAGAGATTGAACTGTAGTAAGCCTTAACATTTGCAGTTTGTGTGATACTTGAAACAATGTTTACAACATCAGCATTTCTAGGTGAGATAAAGACAACAACGTCTTTTCTTTTTTCACCAAGGTCAACTAGGTTTTGAGCATGAGTTACCCCATTTGCACCAGCAGGAGCAGTACCAGCCATAATTAGGTTTACATCAACTGTATCTGCATCAGCAAACACATCATATGCAAGGTCTAATTCGCCAAGTGTGACTGCATAGTCATCTGTACCACCAGAAAGTGTATCCGTAATGATACCAGTAGTACCAGTACCGACTGCAAAAGAAGCAGTTCCAGTAGTTCCCCAATTTGATCCTACAGATGGATGATCCATCCAGAAAACAAATTCGGAAGATTTGTAGATAACATCTGGGTAATAGTTAGTTGCACCAGAAGCAGTTTTTGATTTAGGGTCTTTTGATAAGAACTCATATGTTTCAATAACAGATTGTGTTCTTTGAGCATTCACTGTATCCTTAGAACCAGTAATTGAACCAGAACCATCGTATACAACAATGTGAAGTTCGTCATTAGCTTGTCCGTTTGCAGCTGCCCAAGCAGATGTGCCAGGAGCACTTGAAAACAAGTCAGCAAATCTCCAGCGTCTACGAATAAACGTATTGTCTGGAATGACTACTTTTACACCAGCACCATTTGGATCATCTTTTAATTTGACTGTTAGGTCATGTGTAGCGATTCCAGTAATTTCATATTCATTACCTTCATCACCAGCAAGATGAGCAAATGCAGTTGCATCAGCAGATGCATCAGCAGATGAAAATGCAATCATATCACCAACACTAAATGCTGTTCCAGCATCTACTTTAATGACTGTTGCACCAGCAGCGTCTTCACCAACTGTTTGGTTAGATGATGCTAAGTGTTGGTTAAATCCAAGAGCACCAGCACAAACTGAAACTCTAATTGAATTTCCCCATGTACCAGCAGATCTGGATGCCCACTCTCCAACTGAACCTTGTCCAGCAGAATAGCTTGTTAAATAATGGTCTGTATCTCTAATAAGTGTTCCAGTACCAGCAGCGTCAGCATTTGTGACACCACTAGTTGCACGAACAACTCTTAGAGCATTTCCATACTGCAAAAAGTTTGCAGCTGTAAACCATGTTTCATAGTTAGATGCGTTGGGTTTTCCAAAGACTTTGACCAACTCTGTTTCCGAACCAATTGATGTCATTGCACCAACAGGCCCTTTTTCAGCCGTAATAACTACTGCACCAATACTTGTTGATACGGCAGGAACTACGTTAGTTAGGTCAACTTCCTTAACGAGAACGCCAGGCGATACTTGAAATGCCATGTTTTTTTCTCCTATTTTCGTTATACTAAGTTAACATCTTTTGTTCTTATATTTAGTAATTCTTGACTTTACAAACCTCATTTTTATATGCACAGAGGCATATAAATAGATACATGGACTTTTATAAGAAATACGCAACTACCATCAAAGAGGTTTCTAAGAGGCATTATCGCAAACGCATTATATGGGTTAACGAATTCCTATCTGAAAAGTTCTGTATTCATTGTGGTGAAAGTGAAACGGTTTGTCTTAGATTTCATCCTCACGACCAGAAAATACGTTCTCTGTCTAAAAGAAAAGGTTTGAACGAAGAATCTAGACAGGATATTATTGAATTAATAGAAGAGTCTAAAGTTGTTTGTTCTAACTGTTACTTAAAAATAGATAACGATTGTATATAGTGTTTTACCAATTTGTATCAGATGTTCTCACAACAGGTGACCATCTAGTACCATATTCATCTACTGTTACTGATTCTATTGGGTCATCCACACCATTATCCACAAAACCAAAAGGAGCCATGTCCTGTTCTAGTTGCCATTGGTTCTCTTGAAACATCTTCTGTCTTATATCTACGTTTGTTAGTTCTTTGAAATACGTTTGATTTGTCATCCATGCAAACAACACACAACACATTGCAAGGTCATCTGAATGACCTTCTTCTGCTTGAAATGATTGTCCATGTCTGATAAATGTTGAAAATTCGTTGATTAAATCATAATCATTAATAATTAGTTTATCTGTTTCTATAAGTTGTTTAAGATTAGAACACCCAAGAGTTTTAACTGCTTTAGTTGTTCTGACTCCAAGTTGTACCTTACCACCACTAAATCCTGTACCAAGTACCTGTCCAGCACGACCTCTCATTGATGCCATAATCAAGTTATCATATTCCATATCAAATTGTAATGCAGAAGCAACCTGTTCACCAATATCATTTACCTCAACCATTACATATGAACCATTATATGCTTTTGCAACATCGTAGATTATACTTGGAAATAGTAAAGGTTTAATTTCATTACTACGATATTTTGCATGAATAGTATAAGGTACTTCACTGACATCAAAGACTAGGAATGCACTGTAATCGTTCTCTACCCCCCTTGCAACGTCAGCTACGAGGGCGTATGTGCGTCCTTTTACTGGTTTTTTGTATACCTGTAGTCCAGCATTTGTTGTGAGTGGATTGGTAAATGCCATTGATTTAATTTTAGTTGGGTGAATAAGTGTATTGATTGACCCTAAGAACTCACATTCAAATTCCCGATTGAATTGTTCTTGTGAGGTATTTGCAATAGTTTCTGCTTTCCACTTCTCATCTCTGCCTGGCACTTCTGACCAATGCACATCAATAATATTATAAGAGTTTCTTTCGTTCTCTGCGTCTGTCCATAGTTTATAGAACAGGTTCATACCGTTAGGTGTAGAAACAATAATCACCTTAGTAGACTTACCAGATGAAATTGTAGGATATACAGAACTGAAGAAGTCCTCTGCTACGTTTGTTGGAACGAATGCAAATTCGTCTAGAAAGATCATGTTGAATGAACCACCACGAACTGCACTGGAAGATGTAGATGAAGCAACAATCTTAGAGCCGTTCTCTAGTTCCAGAGAACCCTTATTCCAAGACATTACTCCTTGCTGTAACCATTTGGGTAGGTTCTCATAAGCAAGTTGAAGTCTACCAAGAATATCTCTTGCTGTCGATGCTTTGTTAGCAAGAATTGCAACATTCATACTTGGATTGAATAGAACATAATGTAGGATATACGAAACCATAGTCGTGGACTTACCAGACTGTCTCGGCATTCTACAAATAGTAAAACGATTGTTGTGAATAGTTCCCACCATGTCCTTTTGGAATGGGAACATTGAAAAGGGTACTAAACCCTCATCTAAAGATACAATCTTAATGTAGTTCTGAATAAAGTATAATGGATCTTGCATACACTTTTGGTATTCAAGAATTTGTTCTTCATTCCATTCTACAGCAACATTAGATTTCTTTAGTAGAGGGTTTCCAAGATAGTGTTCATAATCTGACATATAATACTCATTTACTAATCTGGTTTATTATCCTCTATATGTTTTGCATAAGCAGTTTTGACTGCATCAGTGTGAAACTGTGCAACCATTGCTTTTACATCTGCACTTTCCTTAGATGAATCTGAGTCTGGTGCAACAACATGGCGTGAAAAACTTCTTGAAAGTTCTACACTATCTTCTTCAATAATAGTAGCAGTTCTCACTTGAATGTGCTTGAATGTTCCAACCACTTCAATTTTATCCTGTTCTGTTCTTTTCGTAATAGCCATTTTTTTTCTCCTTGAGTTATTGTGACTTAGCGTGTCACCTGTCCATCTTCACCCAATACAGATGAAGATAATTTAAAATTATGTTATGTTGTTCTGTATGTGATACTGCCATAATAGTAAGCATTAACTGTTGGGGTAATTGAAATTGTACTAGTATTATTTCTATTTCTATTAAATACTAAAGTGGATGAGTTTTGATGTAGACCTAAAAATTCACCACCAGCAACCGCTCCATTGTAAATTCTGATTCCCCCTACTGCGTATCCACCATCCATCATGGCGAAAGGTAATGCTAATGTGTAATCTCCACTGCCACTGTTTGTATTTGAGATTCTAAACTCAAACATATAGGTAACTGAACTACCAATCTTTACATAACGACCGAGAGCGCCGCCGTGTAGTGACATGGTTGTAGTGCCATATTTAACTACTGGTGTCACTGCGCCTTCTTCATAATCGTCNAANNNATTAGCAGTACCAGTTCCACCAATTGCAACACCAGCACTTG